GAAATTAATGGGGGGTATACGTTTTACCCCCCATTTTTTGTGGACCATATTAGATAAATAATATTAATAGATAATATAGGAGACACGACACATGTCCGTTTCATCATTAACAAAATTCACTGTACCACTAGATAGTGATCAATCTGCAAATGCACAGGGCTTGCTAATGCCCAAGCTAAAATATCGCTTTCGTGCGTTATTTGAAAACCTTGGCGTGTCTACTCCCCGTACAGAATTAACTAAACAAGTTATGGACATTACTCGTCCAAACTTAACATTTGAAGAGATAGAAATTCCAGTTTATAACAGCCGTGCATATATTGCTGGTAAGCATTCATGGGATCCAATTACAGTTACCTTCCGTGACGACGTCAACGGTAGCGTTAGTAGATTACTTGGAGAGCAAGTACAGAAGCAGTTCGATATCATGGAACAAGCTAGTGCAAGTTCTGGTATTGACTATAAGTTCATTACCCGTATGGAAGTACTAGACGGTGGCAACGGCGCTAGTGTAGCAAACGTTCTTGAAACCTGGGAATTATATGGTTGTTTCTTAACTAACGTTAACTACAATGACCTAAACTACGCAGAAGCAACTCCTGTAACTATTACAGCAAGCATTAGATATGATAATGCTATCCAAAGCCCGATTGGCGATGGTGTAGGTGCTACTGTAGCAAGAGCTCTTGGCCAAACTGTTACTGGTTAATAACTTTTACTTTATATTTTTAAAGACCCTCTGAATTTTTCAGGGGGTTTTTTTGTAAAATATACACATATTCTAACAGCATAAATAGTTGTAACAAGGAGATATCTGTGGCTAATGCTAACACTATTTTAACTGCCCTTGCAAAAGGCGACCAGATTAAAGACTTTGCTCATGCGTCGCGGTTGTTTATTGATAACAACTATGAGCTACAGCCACGTTTTAGTAACCTCTTTCATGTCGTTTTTAATCTTACCCCTGAGGCAGCAAAACTTTTTAACAATGTTGATAAGTTAGAAATTAACATGCTAGTTAAGACCATTGATCTTCCTACATTTACTATTGATACACAAACACACAATCAGTATAACAGACAGGTTCATAGTCAACACAAGTTAAACTATAATCCTGTCACTGTAACATTTCATGACGATCAGAAAGATTTAATTAGAAGTTTCCTGCATACATATGCTAATTTTTTCTATAACGACAGTAAGTATGCCCTGGGTAGCGGCGATTATAACACTAATGATAGATATGGTGGATTTAGAAGCACCGACTTCGGTATGAGCGATGGAAATCAACGATTCTTTAAAGATATCCGAGTGTATACTATGTTACAAAAAAGATTTGCAGAGTATACTCTTGTAAATCCCATGGTCTCTTCCTTTGGACATGACAGTCATAGCTACGCAAACACTAGTGTAATGCAACATAATATGTCAATCCAATATGAAACTGTAAAGTACGCAACAGGATTTGTAAACAACATTAATCCTAAAGGATTTACTGACATACATTACGATAAGTCTCCGAGCCCACTTGGCGTCTTTGGTGGCGGCGTAACTAATAGTGTATTTTTCCAAGGCGGACTTGTTGATGCGGCTAACGCAGTGGCAACTGATTTATTTGACGGAAATATTCTTGGTGCTGTAATAAAAGGCGGGGTTATCTTTAACAACACAAAAGATGCTGATCTCGGAAGAGTATTAGAAAAAGACTTAGAACGAGTAGTAGGTAGCGTCTTGCGCGGAAAAAATCCACTATCAGATATAATACTTCCTAACATTTTTGATCCACAAAATATAGACACAGGCAGCGCAAGGACAGCATCGGGTTCTCCAGTAGATCGAACCGTGACGCCAGGTAGTTCTAATGTGGTAACTAGTAATGGTGGTAATATTCTTTCAACAGCGTTTAACGGCGTGTCTGATTTCTTTTCAGATACTCTTAACTTAGGTAATGCATCTACTATTCCACGGTCAACCTCGTCACCTGCAACCCCTGCTAAGTTAAGTGATTTCGTTAGAACACAAGTTGGGCCTGCTTTATCAGGTAGAAATATAAGATTACAACAACTAAACGATAGAATTACTAGACTACAGACTCAACTTGTGTCAGATTCAGAAAACACTAATATTCAAAGTGAAATAGCTGCACTAGAAGATCGGCGACGTTTAGAATTTAATCAATTTAGATAGAGGGTAATTAACATGACAACACAGAATACAGCATTACCATTAACAAACCCTCAGGACAATATTGATCAACGAGTTAGTGAATATTTTACTACACAATTCTCTCCTCGTGGAAAATTTACTGACAATGATTATGAATTAGTTAAGAGTTTTTGTGTTAACCGTACTAGCAACGAAGAAGCCGCTGCTAGCTTAACGGCTGCAATTCTAAATGCTGTAAATGAGCTACAACTTTATGCCGCTGACGTTATAGATAAGTTTGAGAACAGCGATACAACAATTACAATCCCACTACTTCTTAATGCTAGTAGAAAAGGCACAAGCCTACTAGGATTTGTTAACGACAAAACTCCTCCCCCAACGGTACAGCAACAGGTAAAAACTTAAACCATGGCTAGTAAGTGGGCAAACGGACTCTACGAAGTAGCTAACCGTGACAAGTATGCTGGAAACAAACCGCCACGTTATAGAAGTAGTTGGGAACATGCGTTTATGCGGTTTGCTGACAATCATCCAAGTGTAATACAGTGGGCTAGTGAGAGTATTCAGATACCTTATAGAAATCCGTTAACAGGAAAGCATAGTATATACGTTCCAGACTTTATAATAATTTACCAGGGCAAAGACGGCAAACGTCGTGGAGAGCTTATAGAGATAAAACCAAAAAGCCAAACATCACTAACAGAGAAAACAAGTCAACGAGATAGACTTTCGATAGCAATTAACCATGCTAAGTGGGAATCTGCGGCGAAATGGTGCAGACACAAAGGGTTGCATTTTAGAATAGTTAACGAGGCAGATATTTTCCACCAAGGCAAAAAGCGTAGATAAGTACTTGTATGACAAAAAAATTAGAAAATCTCTTTGATTTAGCAGATCACGATACTCCAGAGATAACTGTTGAAGAAAATCTTAGTATTACCAACGGAGATGCTATTATTCCTGAACAAAAAACACTACCTGAGATACAACATACATTATCAGCAGTAGACAAGATTGATGCGGCTCTTCCAACAATTCGTGACTTGGAAACCAGTGATAATGAACTAGATGACATTGCATCTACTGCTAGAAAAACGTTTGACGATCTCATGGACCTGGGAATGAACGTAGAAGCTAGATTTAGTGGTGAGATTTTTAATAATGCTAGTCGCATGCTAGACACTGCTCTAACAGCAAAAACTAATAAAATTAATAAGAAACTAAAAATGGTAGAGCTACAATTAAAGAAAGCAGCACATGATTTTAAAACTAAAGAGGATGATACAAACACAGTAGCCGCTGATGGACAGGGTGTTATAATGGATCGCACTGCTCTTCTTAACGAAATTCTAGGCAAAAAAGCATAAATATAATACAGGATGATTATATAAAATGAAAAGTTTAACACATTATTTAACAGAGAGTGAGCGCACTTATAACTTTAGAATTAAGATCGCTAATATGATCGAAGATGAAGTTATGGATAGGTTGGAAACCTGTCTTGAAAAGTATGATATGAAGAGCCTTAGCAAGCCTAAGAAAACTCCTATCCAAGAACACCCAATGGATTTCCAGACACTATCAAATGCTGAAGTTTATATTATGGATGCAGAACTACAATATCCAGTATCTGCACATCAACTTTATGAATACATTAGCCAATCTGTAGGTGTTCCTGCAAACCAGTTAGTTGTAATTAATAAAGATCATCCAGAAGAAATAGCTAGAGAACAGGCACTACAAGAAGAAGGCGAGGAATATCTTGCTAAACTTGATGATGTCGAATACAAAGATGCCGCTGACATAAAAGTCGACGACCACTTTGGTGATAAGTATAACGAAAATATGTTAAAAGAATTAGAAATTCGTAAGTACGAGTTTGCTGAGAAGGAATAATACAATGCACATGATTGATGTAATGAAAAAATTGCAAGAGATTGCAGAAGCTGGATACGATAACGAAGACATCCAGCGTGGTATTGATGCCGCAGGTAAGCACGTATTTAAGAAAAAAGCTGAGCC